CCAGCCGGCAAGCTCGCCTCGGGACATCGTCTCGAAGTCGGACCTTATGTACACAAACACACTTCCTACACTATGTGTATGTATCGTCCGGCGGAGCTCGAGCTCACACCTATTTACACGCATCATGCTTGTCTTCACAATGCATACATCGGATTGACTGCACGGCATTTATTGGATAATATACCAGAACCTGATTGGCTTAAACACACAGATCGTGGCACTATCTTCTTGCAACCGAAGGTTCCATTGGAATCGGTTGGCTTGACGCAACCGCAGGTCATTAAGGCCTGTCAGCGAACTATTGATAAGTGGATTGACGGAAGAAGAACAAACTTGACGCCGTTAGACATTTATGCTAAGAAGTTCGGGGGTTTCAAAAGGCAGCGACTAGTTCGTTCCTATAATGAAACTCAAAGGGTTGGCAAGCTTGATTGGAGGATAACGGCCATGGTCAAGTGTGATAAATATGACTTGGACAAAGCCGAGTCTAAGCCACCCAGGATCATCCAATTCCGGAAACCTGCCACTAACATTGAAGTTATGAAGGCAGTAGCAGAAGCGGAGCATGAGTTGTTGAGTGGCCCAGGTCTTGGGCCCACCCAGCTACCCATGTCTTCGAAAGGAATGACAACCCCAGTTAGAGCGGAAGTTTGGGAAAAGAAACGCCTAGCTATAAAGGATGCAGTCTGTCTGATGGTTGATTTTGAGAAGCTGGATGCACACTTACACACTATACCCCTGGAGAAATTGGGTCATTACACGTGGAGGAAGATGACTGGACTACCCCTTAAGTTGCTTGGCAACATGTTGTTCAACAAGGGGCGGATAGGTTCGTTGAACTATACTGCAGTGGGAACCCGCATGTCCGGGGACCAGACCACAGGAGGTGAGAATACTATAATCACCGTGGCTCTGGCCGCTGCAGTTGCCGAAATTCTTGGAATAAAGATAGAGATCCTTGGAGATGGGGATGATAGTATCATCTTCATCTCCCGGAAAGATCTCAAACGATTTTGGGCTGCTTATGATGAGATTTGCCGGAAAGTCTGCGGACTCAAGGCAAAGATGGAATTGGCTGAGCAACCCAAAGATGAAGAGTACTGTCAGTCGCGGTTAGCCCATCGGCCAGATGGGACACCCCACTGTATTGTCGATCCGATTAGAGCGTTGAGGCGTTCTATTTGGGTGGTCAACCAGTGCGGGGGCAAGCGCATGTATGAACTTCTAGTCGGCAATTTAGTTTCAACGTATTTGATGTACCCGAACACCCCAATCCTGACTCGCTCTGTTTACCAGTTACTTGTAAATATAGGCGCAGTCAAGGACTTCCGGGTTGTTTGCTCGTACGACATTGGACAATCAAACCAATGGCTGCGGGAAAACAGGGAAAGACACATCAATCAACACGTCCGTGAGTTCGAGGGTCGCCTCACTACACATTTACCCCCGGAATACCTAGAAGTTTCAGAGTTGGAGCGTTTTGAACTCCACCAAGCTTACGGGTATTCTCCGGAGACACAAGTGTCTATAGAAAGACTATTCCCTATCGGATTGCTCAACAAACGCCTCCAGGTCGGGGGTTGTAAGGCCAGACAGTGTCTGGTTAGTGAGTCTCTAATGTGGAGCAACGATATGTCTTCTATGATGCCCGACCAGGGGCCAACCGACCGACACCGCACCAGAGCGTGATAAAAGGGCC